CACCATATGAGGTCTATTTCTCAAAGGTGTTGCACTTAGCTTGACAATTCGCCCCTTTAAATACCATGGCTCGTTTATTGTGTTGTTTTCCATGAATCTACGCATCCTTTCTGTTTACAGCTTTCTACGCATCTCAACTACCTTACCAAGTATCTTGACAGGAAGGTCATGGATTTCTTGATTAGAATAAAAATGTGGTTCGTAGACGGATGTATTCGTAGCAATCAGGGTAATGCCTTCCTTCTGCTTTTTGACGCGCTTAACAGTGGCCTCGTCTCCATTGACCAAGACAATGGCGGTATCGTAGTTATCGACGTCTTCTTGCTGGCGGACGATGACGATGTCACCTTCCAGTATCCCCGGCTCCATTGAGTGACCGCAGACGCGCAGCGCAAAGAATTTGCCGGAGGCCGCCAGCTTTTGCGGGATCTCTTCCCAGTCGATGATTTCTTCGATGGCTTCGATTGGGATGCCTGCCACAACTCGGCCGAGGACGGGGATGCGGACACCTTTATCTCTTGGCTGTTGTGATGGAGCGGGTGGCTTGGCGGGAGAATACGTGGCAGTATGAGGTTCTACAAGATCGGCTTTGCTTACACCGAAAAAGGTGGCCATCATTTCTATCTTGTCGATACGAGGATACTTTTCAGCGTTGAGCCAGTCAGTGACAGTGGAGTAAGCGAATCCGAGTCGCTTGCAAAACTCCTTCCGACTGATGCCCTTGTCTTCCATATACATCTTGATGTTTTGAGCCATCACTTGCTTGTTGCCTAGAGCACTCATTATATCCACATCCTTTCTGATTTTTCTATCTATGGTTATAATTTTACGCTTTTAACGTCTTAATCTCAATAAAAAATGTAAAAAATTACGCTTTAGGGGTTGAATACCGCTTAAAGCGGTGATATAATAGCATAAGAGGTTGAAGAAAGGAGGTATTATACATGTCGATAACGCTTAAAGCGGCAAGAGTGAACAGGAACCTCAACCAGAAAGAGGCTGCCAAGCTCATTGGGGTTAGTGTGAGTACGTTGCAGAACTATGAGTCAGGAAAATGCTTTCCCGATGTCCCTGTCATCAAGAGCATCGAACGAGTCTATCAGATTCACTACGCCGACATCAGCTTTTTACCTACAAATAACGCTTAAAGCGGTATAGGAGGAATAACCATGACTGAATTAGTTCACATCGACAACCAGCAGGTTGTCACGGACAGCCGCAGTGTGGCAAAGCATTTTGAGAAAGAACACAGGGATGTACTTAAAGCAATTCGCCATCTTGTAGAGGGTGTGCGCAAAAGTTCGCAGACCCCCTCGATGTTCCACGAAACGACATACGTCAATGAACAGAACAGACAGGTCTACCCCATGTACCTGATGAACCGCGACGGTTTCAGCCTGCTAGTTATGGGCTTCACCGGCGCGAAGGCCCTCGAGTGGAAGCTCAAGTACATCGATGCCTTCAACGCGATGGAGAAGGCCATCCAGACGCCGCAGCTCACGCCGAACCCGCATTACCGTACACGGATGATCGGCACGGCGGTCCGAGACATCGGCAAAACGGCGGCAGCCCTCGAGCAGGTCTTCGGTTGCCGTCACGGCATGGCGCTGGCGACGGCGTCTTCGATGGTTGGCGAAGCCTACGGCATCGACACCAAGGCTATCGCGCCGCTCATCCCTGCCGAGGATTCGCCCTGCACCATGAAGGTCGCGAGCATCGCTGAGGCGCTCGGCTTCTTCTACAAGAAGAGCGGCAACCCCGACAGCCAGAAGGTTAACCGGCTTCTCCAGTCTTGTGGCCTTCAGGACAAGCCGCGCGACTCAAAAGGCGCCGTCCTCAAGAATACGGACTGGGTGCTGACAGATGAAGGTAAGGCTTACGGCGAGTCCGTAGCATTTACAGACCCCGATACGGGGCATCATGGCTACAGGATCGTCTGGAATGCCGACGTGCTTGAGCTGCTGCGCAAGGCGCTGAACTGAGGTGAGTGGCATGAAGACCGATATGCAGATGCTCCGGGCCTGCATGAAGTACCACAACCGGACGCAGGAAGACGTGAGCCGAGCTCTCGGCATGGTTCGCTCTACGTTTTATCTTCATATGAAGGACGGGGACTTCACCATCTCGCAGATCCACAAGATGATGGAGTACATCCCCTTGACGATGGACGACGTCAGCCGCATCTTTTTCGCAACAAAAAAATAGGATGCTGCGAACCACTTTCATTGTAGCAGTATTTACCAGCGCACGGTCGCCGATGCGCGGACAGGAGGAATGACATGAAGAAGATCAACAGGAAGAAGATCAACAGAAAGATGCAGGCCTGCAAGGGTGTCGTAGATGGAGCCAGTGAGGCACTGGATGTCATCGCCGAGCGGGGAATCATTGATGCCTACATCGTTTCTTGCGGGATTACAACTCCCACGGCAGACGGCGGTACGGACTACGACTCGGGCAGCGTGACGCGTGGCGACACGGACGCCCTTGTCAAGATGATGAGCTTCATTATCTGCAGCATCGAAGAGCGAAAGGAAGTTCCGACTGCGGCAATCATCCGGCAGATCGCGAATACCGTCGAGCGGATAAAAAATGGAGCAGGATACAATGTCAGACAGTGAGAGTGGGAGAGGCATGAACGATACGCCATATTATAAAGCTCGCTTGCGGGCGGCTGAGAGGGATTCGACTTTCGAGTCCCGGCAGAGTGCTGGGGCCGTCATTGGCATCGGGTCGACGCGCCTGTACCAGATTGAGCGGGGGATTCGTCTCCCGCATGAGGATGAGGTCATCGTGATGGCAAAGGAGTACGATGCTCCCGAGCTCATCGAGTATTACTGCAGGCATGTGTGCGCCATCGGCGCGTATTGCAAGAAGGAAAACAAGTGATTGAGACTGGCAGATGTATCCGCAGGCGGCAACCTGCAGCCGGTCACAAAGCCCGAAGGAGGTAGCATCATGACAATCCACGAACAGGCAGAAGTCATGAAGAAGAAGCTGGCGGCGATGGGCATCACGACGGATGCCGAGCTGCAGAAAGCACTCGAAGAGACGCGCATCGACATCGCGCTCTTCGTCAATAAGCCGGAGAACGGCGAGAAGTCAGCATGAAGGAGGGGTACACGATGGAGTACGAAGCAAGGAAAGAGACGCGCAGGGCGCGCCGTCGTCATCTTAATCCGAAGATCAAGAAGGCGCTGACGCCAAGCGTGAAGATGCAGGAGCGCATCGAGTGGGCTTTTGCTGGCATCGTCGCGCTGCTTGGTACGATTGTGGCCGTCGAGGTGCTGGCTGCCATTGTGGCGGTGATGATGTGAACGGCAACAAAAAAGAGCCGGGCGCTGAGACGTCCGGCCGACATGTAAGAAATTGATTGGTTGTGGTCATTGTACCACAGATTGGAGTGAATTTCATGGCAAAGATGATTATGACGGTCGCTGAGATGGCGGACCGTGATGCGTGGCTCAAGATGCGCGCGCAGGGCATCGGTGGCAGTGATGCAGGCACGATCGTGGGGGTGAATCCGTGGAAGAGTAAGTACGAGCTCTGGCTGGAGAAGACGGGGCAGGTCGTGCCGGAGGATATCTCGAATCGTGAGCCGGTCTACTGGGGCAACCGCCTCGAGGATATCGTGGCGCAGGAGTTTACGCGCCAGACGGGCAAGAAAGTCCGCCGCCACGGCATGGTGCAGGATGAGGCACATCCGTTCCTCTTCGCAAACGTTGACCGCATGGTGGCGGGCGAGAAAGCGGGCCTCGAGTGCAAGACGGCCAACGGCTTCAAGGCGTCCCTCTGGGAAGGAGACGAGGTGCCGGCAAGCTACTACTGCCAGTGCCAGCACTACATGCTTGTGACGGGCCTGCCGGTCTGGTACATCGCCTGCCTCGTGGGCGGCCAGCACTACGTCTACAAGCCGATCAAGCGCAACGAGGAGGACATCCAGACGCTGCTCGATATGGAGAAAGCCTTCTGGAAGTGCGTTGTCGACCGTGTACCGCCCGAGGTGGACGGCTCGGCATCCTGCACCGAGGCACTGGCCGAGCGCTTCCGTGGCGGTGTGGCTGAGAGTATCGAGCTGCCGTCATGGGCAGTGGCCGAGGTCGAGGCTATCCGCCAGCTCGAGGTGCAGAAAAAGGAGCTCGATGCGAAGATCGCGGCGAGCAAGAACCGCCTGAAGGAGCTCATGGGTGACCACGAGACGGCCGTCTGGGGCACGGAGGATGAGGGCGGCCGCATCACATGGAAGACGCAGAAGGGCCGCACGTCCATCGACAGCAAGCGCCTGAAGGCCGACCATCCCGACATCTTCGACGCTTACAGCAAGGTCGGCAAGCCGATCCGCGTTTTCCGCATCGCATGATTTTTGTCAGAAAGGATTGATTACTATGGCATCCACCAAGGGCGGCATCATCGCCGCAAAGAAGAATGAGGTCCAGCAGGCCGGGAGCAAGAAGGGGCTGCAGTCCCTTGTCATGAGCATGGGTCCGCAGATCGGCAAGGCTCTGCCGACGGTACTGACGCCGGAACGCTTCACACGCATCGTACTGACGGCGCTCTCGTCGAACCGGCAGCTGCAGGAGTGCACACCGCCGTCATTCCTCGGCGCGATGATGCAGGCGGCCCAGCTTGGCCTCGAGCCGAACACGCCACTCGGCCAGGCCTATCTCATCCCGTACCGCAACCACGGCCAGCTCGAGTGCCAGTTCCAGATCGGCTATAAGGGCCTGCTGGCACTCTTCTACCGCTCGGGCGGCAAGGACCTGCAGGCTCATGAGGTGCACGAGAACGACACATTCGAGTACGAGCTCGGCCTCGAGCCGAAGCTCCGCCACGTGCCAGCGCTCACGGATCGCGGACCGGTCATCCTCTATTACGCCGTCTACCACACCAAGGACGGTGGCAGCGGCTTCGCTGTGATGAGCATGGACGACATCAAAGCGCACATGCACCAGTTCAGCAAGGCGGCCGGCAAGGGCTTCTCGCCGTGGTCGACAAACTTCGATGAGATGGCGAAGAAGACCGTCATCAAGAAGGTGCTCAAGTACGCGCCGATGGCGACCGACTTCGTCCGCGCCGTGGCAGCCGATGAGTCCATCAAGCACTACACCGAAAAGACGGCCGACATCCTCGATGTTCCGAGCGAGACGGAGTACGAAACCATCGACGCCGACTATGACAAGGAGCAGCCGGATGGAGAGAAGCACGTCGATCCAGAGACTGGCGAGATCCTGAATGAGGAAGGCAACCTGAATCTGTAAGCCCTGGAGGCGCCCTATGAATTATGTCAAGCAGTTGAACGCATTTGGTGTGAGGCGGGTGGGCGTTCTGAATGCAAGGGAGCAGGCGATGTATCTTTGCCTGTTCCTCATTGCGAATCAACTCAAATGGCCGGACTGGTTCGAGGTGGCCAACTCACAGATCATGCGTGAGGCCGGCATCAAGAGCAAGGTGACCATCATCAGCACAAGACGGTCGCTGGAGGAGAAAGGATTCATCCAATCCATCGACCCAGGGCATAAGAAAAAGATGAGGTATCATCTTCCAAAACTCTACGGAGACGATGCCAAGGGGTTGAAAAACGAACCCATAGAGCCGTCCAAGGGTACAAAAAATGAACCCATAGCTGACGCAAGGGTACAAAATTTGAACCCTAAGGGTACAAAAAATGAACCCATAGAGGGCTCCAAGGGTACAAATTTTGAACCCTACATAAACAGTATAAACAGTAAACATATCTCTTCTACTACAGCACCACCCCAAGACGAGAATTTCCGTCAGGTGGTCGAGGTCTACGAGAAGAGCATCCGTCCTGTACCAAGCCCGGCAGATCTGGAACGTCTCTCCGACTGTTTGGACCACTACGGCAAGGATGCCCTGCTTAAGGCCATCGACCGGGCGGACTACCGAGGCCGCCGCAGCATGGGGTATATCGAGGGCATCCTGAAGAGCTGGGAGCAGAATGGATATGACGATCCAGAGGAGGAAGATGGACATGGAAAAGCAGATGGACCCAGACCTGCAAAGACTGCTGGTCGACATCGCAAGAAAGCGTTCCGCTTTGACCCAGAAGCCGAGCAGCGCAAGTGGGCCAACGAGAAGTCCGGCTGGGATTGATGCACGCGAGCAGGAGAAGCACATCAAGGCGCTTGAGTTCGCGGGCATCGGCAAGCGCTATCAGGGCATCACGTTCGAGAGCATCGAGCGCCGTGGCCTGCCGCCCGATTGGGATATCCGGCAGAACTACAAGGCCGTGAAGGCCTACGCCGATGACATCCAGCAGAACGTCAAGCGCGGCTATGGCCTCATCCTCGCCGGCAACTATGGCACGCTCAAGACGACGATGGCCGTGGCTGTAATGCGGCACTGGATGAGCGTGCAGGAAGGCGGCTGCCTCATGGTGCCGATGTGCTCGCTCATTGACAACCTCTTCACGATGAGAGCCCTCAACAAAGAGGAGTGGGCACGGTACGAGCGACGCATCCGCTCAACGCCGCTCCTCGTCCTCGATGACCTCGGCAGTGAGAATATCGACCAAGGCTGGGTACTCAGCAAAGTCGACAGTATCATCACAGAGCGGTATAACAAGATGCTGCCGATCATTGTGACGACAAATCTCAGTAAGGAAGAACTGGCTGGCACCTACTCCGGCCGCATCATGGACCGGCTGCGGAATACCTCGCAGTGCCTCGTGTTCACAGGAGCCAGCCAGAGGAAGGTGAGAGCATGACCAACAGCAGGGCCAAGGGTAAGGCCGGGGAGTTGGAGTTTGCCAGGCTTTGCCGGTCGAATGGCTTTGAAGTGCGTCGGACGGCGCAGTATTGTGGCAAGACGGGCGATGCGGCGGACTGTGTCGGCCTGCCTGGCATTCACATCGAGGTCAAGCGCGTCGAGCACCTGAATATCGACGATGCTCTCGATCAGGCGCGGCGCGATGCCGGAATGAAAGCGGATGGCAGCCTGCCCATCGTGGCCCACCGGCGCAACAACACGCACTGGAAGATCACGATGGATGCAGCCGATTGGTTTGAGCTTTTCCGCGAGTGGGAAGCAGGAAGGAGTAAGGAATCATGAATCATGTGACGTTGACAGGCACGGTCTTCCAGCCGGAGAGCCGTGTGGCGAAGAGCGGTATGGCAGTGCTGACGTTTCACTTGTCGTACTACCAGGGCAAAGGGAAGGATGGTAAAGCCGCGTATGGCAGCATCGATGTGACGGTTTTCGACCGTCTGGCGCGGGCATGGGATGGCCAGCTGCATGACAAGGATAAGGTCATCGTGACCGGCCATATCACGTTGGACAAGTGGGAGAAGGATGGCAAGAAATACTACAAGCATCGCCTGATCGCGGATGACATCGGCCAAGAGCTGAACCTGTTCGCCAATTCCAATCCGGGCGGGCAGTATATTCCAGACGAGGAAGTGCCATTCTGAGCGCCTAGGACGCGCTAGAACGGTCATCCATAGCAAAACGCATACAAGGATATAGGTGGGGAGTAAAAATGAGTACAGCAAGGAAAATGAGGCGCAAGCTGAACCGGGCACTGCCGGGAGCGGACGTCGAGACGGTACAGAAGACACTCACGGCCATGCAGGTGGCGGCTGAGGAGCAGACTGCCGACAGGATCTACAAGAAACTGCGGAGGGACATCCAGAAGCCGGCGGAGGCATATGCAACCGGCGTTGCCGATGCATTCGCGTCCGTCATCGGCTTCCTACGGGATGGCGGCCTCGGCAAGCCGTTCGGGGCCACACGCCTCGAGCGCTTTGTTGAGCAGTTCGTCGCGTATCAGGACGGCTTGCACGACGGAAAGGTCAAGTCGACCGACATCGATGATGCCATCAAAGAGGAGATCGGCTGGAGCATGACCGAATCCATCGAGAGGGCATTCAAAGTGCTGGAGGCGAAGAAGGGAGAGCAGAAAGATGGACACTGAGAAGTATATCGAGCTGACAAGGCGGTGCTGCCAGAAATACGGCGGCATCGATGCCAAGGGTGACTATCATGGATGCGAGAGCAAGACCTGCCCGCTTAAGAGGCTTGAGTGCGGCGACTTCATGAGCGGCGACTACAACCCGCTGGGCGAAGCGTCGGAGATCTGCCAGCGTACCGAGCTTGCTCTGCGCAAGGAGTTCCCCGATGCGTTCCAGGATGAGCTGGAACAGGCACGTGATCGTGAGCCGGTGCTGTACGACCTGCGGCTTCTGCATCCCGTCCGCCCGCACGTGACGAAGGCTGACACGCTCGACTACAATGCGCAGATCCTGCACATTATTGGAGAATGCGGCGAGGTGCAGGAGGCATATGACCGATGGCAGCGCAACCGCGACGCCAAGAGCCATGCGGCCTTCATCGAAGAGATGGTCGATACTGCCATCTGTGCGCTGACACTCCTTGTCAACGCGACGACGCCCGAGCAGTTCCGCTTGGCGGCCGAGATGGTCAACTGCAAGAACCGGCTGCGCCAGTACGGCGAGGCCGATGAGAGAGGCGGCTTGGCGTGAATCACATCTATGCCCTCTACAAGGGCGAGCAGAATCTCGCAGACGGAACGCTTGCAGAGATTGCCAGAAAGACCGGCAAGACCTACAACACATTGAAATGGATGACCTACCAGAGCTACAAGAAACGCCTGCAGGAGCGGAGCCATAGAAGCGGCGTCTTGGATCTGGTGGACCTTGGAGAGGAGTGACGATGATGCTGAGAAATGAAGAAGGATACAACGACCCGACCGCCGATCACGTGCTGGCCAAAGAAGGAGCCGCCGAGCGTGAGAAAGTGCTGCGCCGCATCAAGGCAGGCATCCACATCGCCAGGACTACATTCGATGAGCTGGGCTTCGAGATTCAAGAGCGTATCGTCCTGCGCGACAAGCAGACGGGCAAGATTTGGAGGTGATTAAATGGACATCGTGAGCTTGCTGATTGTCTGGCTGGCGTTGTTTGTTTTCAGGGTCACAGGCTACAAGCGTCGGCGAAATTGCAAGTGGCTGGGGGAATTGCAGCGCATTGAAGACGAGGAGCAGGCAAGGGATTTGAGTCGAAAGAAATGATGGTATGCCAGGGAGGCGACGCGTCTCTCTGGCTTTTTGTGTGGGGAGGAGATATTGTGAAAGAGCTCAAGGAATACAATGACTACGTTGAAACCGTGAAGCGCTATCTGAGTCAGTATGGCCGGATGCAGGGGACGTCGGAGAGTATGCGCATGCGGGCCAAGACCATCCGAGAGGAGCTTTCGGAGGGTTCTGACATTGCGGCACCGATTTCAAAGTACGGGGACCAGGCAGGCGGTGGCTCGCCAGAGCTCAATGCCGTGGAAGCGGCCGCTGATCGGCGCACGAAGAAGGCCAAGATGGCGGCGTGGTGCGAGGCGCAGGCAGATGTCATCGAGCATAGGTTGGAGCTCGTCGACCATGCGCTGGCCTGCCTTGACGAACGGGAGCAGCGTCTTGTGAAGGGGTATTACTTCGAGAAGAAGAGATGGGTGGATTTGGCTTCTGAAATGAACTTTTCTGAGACGTGGGCAAGGAAGACCGGCGGGCGAGCCGTGAAGACAATGGCTGCTATCATTTTTGGCGAGGATGCTGTCCCCGAGCAGATGGCTTTTCACTTCGCAGTGCTTTGACAAATCACAGGAGCCTGTGGATAAGTGCGAGGGCAAAACCACTTCCGCTTTTGTGCCGGATTTTGATTCAGATCTGTGAGATAATAGTAGCATCGGATGTCTGGATGAGACGACGATAACTCTCCAAAACAATACTATACATCATGGGCGGGGCATTGTTCATAATGGCGTTTGAATCCTTGATCTGCGCTATCCCGCCCGACATGGCAGCTAGGTTACGTGGCAAACCGCTGGGCCCGCAAATCCCAGCAAGCGGGGTTCAAGTCCCTGCGCTGCCTCCATCATGGCGCAAGCGAGGAGACAACACTCGCAAACGTCGGCATTTTGTCACGCCGGAGCCAACACCGGCAGAAGTTCCTCCTTTCATAAAGTTACCCCTTAGAGACAGGCCTGAAATCTAGGGCCTGTACGAATATCCGAGCACTCACACGTGGGTGCTCTTTTTGATGCATAAATAAGACTAGGGAGCGTGGTGAGCATGTGAGATGAAGCTGACAGAGAAGCAGAGGCGCTTCGTCGATTATTATGTCGAGACGGGCAATGCCAGTGAGGCGGCAAGGCGGGCCGGGTACGCTGAAAAAGCAGCATACAGGACGGGCTCGGAAAACCTCAGAAAACCTCAGGTCAAGGCCGCCATCGATGCCAGGCTCAAGGAGCTTGAAGACAAGCGCATTGCCAAGGCTGACGAGGTCCTACAGTTCCTCACATCGACACTGCGCGGCGAAGTCAAAGAGGAGCGCGTCGTCGTCGAAGGGACAGGCGAAGGAAGAAGCGATGCTCGCATCATCACGGTGCAAGTATCCGCCCGAGACCGCCTCGGGGCGGCGAAGAGCCTGCTCAAGCGCTATCCGATGCAGCTCGACGCCAAGGAACAAAAACTCAAGCTCCAGAAGCTCGAGGCTGAGATTCGGGCGGCCGAGCAGGTGGATGACGATGCTGTGACGATTGTGGATGATCTGGAGAATAGTGAAAATGGCAATTAAAAAGCCGCGCAGTGGTATTGCGCGGCTAGCCTGTTGGGAAGTATTCAATTATCCCTTGGGTGGATATGGATCATGTCCATGAGAGTCTTTCTGGCTGATTTGCCCATTTCGGTTATGGATAACTAGCTCAGTCCCCTGATTTTTGGAGATTTCACGTGCACGGTCAACGGCTTCCTGCTTTGTGTTTGTTACAACGGTCACGCGGGAATTGCCTTCACCTTTAACGGCCCATTCGGACCCACGCGGAATAACATGCTGATTCGGCATAAGAATCACCTCCTTTCCATATCTGATTATAGCAGGAGTGAATATGAAAAATAAAGTGACAGCCCTGTTCCGATGGGAAGTAATCAGGTTCTCATGGGGCGTTGCAGTGAGGGAAAAACGAACAGGTAAATGGACATTGGCCATCTTGAACTTCAATGGCCAGGAAATAGACTTGAATGGAGCAGAGGTTGAACTTCACGAAAATGGTATCGAATTTTTCTAAGGTGGCTGGTGAAGACGAATGGAAATCGTAAGGCTAAGTGATGTGGTAGCGCCGCATTTCTATGCGCTACACTGCGACATCAAGCGCCATGGCCATACATACTACTGGCTGGAGGGCGGCCGCGGCTCGACGAAATCGTCAGAGATAAGCCTCGAGATCCCGCAGCTCCTCATCAAGAACCCGGATTGCCACGCGGTCGTCCTGCGCAAGGTCGGTAACACCATCAAGACAAGTGTTTACCCGCAGATGCAGTGGGGTATCGATGCGCTGGGGCTCACGAGCAAGTTCCGCTTCAAGACGAGCCCACATGAAATCACTTATCGCAAAACCGGGCAGAAGATCCTGTTTTTCGGCGTTGATGATCCGCAGAAAATCAAGTCCATCAAGTTGCCATTCGGCTACATCGGCGTTGTGTGGTTCGAGGAGCTTGACCAGTTCAGCGGCATGGAGGAAATCCGCAACCTCAATCAGTCGCTATTGCGCGGCGGCCCTAAATACTGGGAGTTCTGCTCCTTCAACCCGCCAAAAAGTCAGAACAACTGGGTGAATGAGGAAAAGCTCTTTGAGGATCCTGACAGGCTCGTGCATCACTCCACCTACCTCGGCGTCCCGCGGGAATGGCTCGGCGAACGGTTCTTTGATGATGCGGAAAAACTCAAGGAGAAGAATGAACGCGCCTATGAGCATGAATACCTCGGTAAGGTCACGGGCACGGGCGGCGCTGTCTTTGAGAACGTCGAAGACATGCGGATGAGCGATGAGCTTGTCGGAAACTTTGACAAGTTGTACTACGGTTTGGACTTCGGCTTCTCGATGGACCCGCTGGCCTTTGTGGCCATTTACTACGATGCCAAGCACGAGGACCTTTATGTTTTCGACGAAATCTACCAGCAGAAGCTGAGGAATAGCATGGCAGTCGAGCGCATCCGCCCGCTTGCCGGGACGGCGAGGATTATCGCAGATTCAGCAGAGCCAAAATCCATTGCAGAGATGCGGGATTTAGGTCTCAGGATTACAGGGGCGCGAAAAGGCCGTGACAGCGTAGAGCATGGCATCAAGTGGCTGCAGGATCGTGCGCGCATCTACATCGATAAACGTAGAGCGCCGAACACATACCGCGAGTTCGTGAGCTATGAATATGAGCGGAACCGGCAAGGCCAGTTCGTGAGCGCCTATCCGGACAAGGACAATCATGCGATCGATGCTGTCCGATATGCTATGAGCGAAGTCATGCGCGCTGGCGGCATCCGCATTTTCAAGTGAAGGAGGTGAGAGCATGGATTTGGATACAGCAAAAAAGCTAATCACAAAGTACGTGTCAGGGCACAGTGCATTTATGGCCCGAGCACAGGAGGGCGAGCGCTACTACAGGGTGCAGAACGACATTCTGTTTCGCAAGCCAAAGAAGATGGATGACGTGCAGACCGTTGATGGCGCAAATCCTCTCCGACAGGCGGACAACCGCATCGCATTCAGCTTTTACCAGCTACTGGTCAATCAGAAGGCTGGCTACATGTTCACCACGCCCCCTCTGATTGATACGGGCTCGGTCGAGCTGAACAACATCATTGTCAGCGACCTCGGCGATGCGTATCCGCGCAAGATGAAAAATCTGTGCGTGAACGCCAGCAACGCGGGGGTGGCCTGGATACATTACTGGATCGACACGGACGGTTTCCACTATGGCGTCGTGCCGAGCTATGAGGTTATCCCTGTGTGGAGTCAGAAGCTCGACAAGGAACTGCTGGCCGTCCTGCGCGTCTACAAGGATTTTGATGAGCAGGGCGATGAGTGGTATATCTACGAGTTCTGGACGGATAAGGACTGCGAGGCATTCCGTCGCCGCAGCGCGGATGATGTACAGACTGGCCTGGTGACCTGCCCGATGTTCTTTGACTTCTACGTGTCGGGATTGTCGGAGGCAGACAACGTCCTGCGGCATAACTATGGGCGAGTGCCATTCATCCCGTTCTTCAACAACAACACGACCAGCCGCGATTTGGATACCGTGAAGGACCTTATCGACGCATACGACAAGACCTTCAGCGGCTTTGTAGACGACCTCGAAGACATCCAGGAAATCATCTTCGTCCTCACAAACTACGGCGGGCAGAACTTGAAGGAGTTCCTGCATGATCTGAAATACTACAAGGCCATCCAGGTGGAATCATCCGGCGACGGGGACAAGAGCGGCGTCTCGACGCTCAGTATCGACATCCCTGTAGAGGCGCGCGACAAGCTGCTGGAGATTACGCGCAAGGCCATCTTCGATATGGGCCAGGGCATCGACCCCCAGCAGCAGGGCCTTGATGCGACAAGCGGCGAGGCGATGAAATTCCTCTATGCCCTGCTGGAAATCAAGGCGGGGCTTATGGAAACAGAGTTCCGCATCGGCCTCGGAGAACTTGTTCGAGCGATTGCCAGGGCGCATTACAGGCAGGTTGGCCAGCTCACGCAGACCTGGACGCGCACGAGCATCCGGAATGATGCGGAGCTTGTGGACATGTGCTCGAAGTCGGTTGGCATCCTGTCGCGGAAAACAATCCTCAAAAATCATCCCTTTGTCGAGAACGCAGAGGCGGAAGAGAAGCAGCTGGACAAAGAGAAACAGGATGCCGACCAGGAAGATGATATCTATGGCAATGATTTAGGCGGTGGAAAGGAGGAACCAGAAGATGTATAAGGTGCTGACGGAATACGCCAAAGCGTTTGGCGAAGATTTTCCCATTTCCAAGATGCCAGGCTATAGCGCATACGAGATTCGCCGGAAAGCCCAGGAATGCCTGGATGCGAATAAGAAGTACAGCGAACTCACAGCCACATCTGCGGCGACAGCAAGCACGTCCAAGTGACCAAGGATAATGGAACCAACCTCACTCGAGGCAGGTGAACCTCGGTAAAAACCGGAATGGAGGAACCACACATGACCATCTCAGAGTTTTTGAAATCCATCGGCATTCCTGATGATAAGGTTCAGGACGCAGAAGGGAAAATGAAATCGTATCTTGACGGTGATTATGTTACGAAAGCGCGTTTCAACGAACTCAATGAGTCCAAGAAGAGCCTTGCGGAACAGATTACGGAGCGGGACAAGCAGCTGAAAGACTTGAAGAAGTCCGTCGGCGATAACGAAGATTTGCGGAAGCAGATCGAAGACCTCCAGAAGGCCAACAAGGAGCAGAAGGATGCTTTCGACAACCAGACGAAGGCACTACGCCTGGATACGGCTATCAAGCTGGCTATTGCGGACAGCGCCCAGGACGCGGACATCGTCTCCGGCCTCATCGACAAGAACAAACTCATCCTCGGTGAAGATGGAAAAGTCACCGGCCTGACGGAGCAGGTGGAAGCATTGAAGAAGGACAAGGCCTTCCTCTTCAAAGGGACCGCGCCACTTCCGAATTATCATCCGAATGGCGGCGGGAATCTGCCCGTCGCCAATCCATTTAAGAAGGAGTCGTTCAACCTGACTGAGCAGGGGCGTCTTCTTCGGTCGAACCCCGAGCAGGCGCGTGCAATGGCCGCCGAAGCCGGGGTCACAATTTAAAAAAGGAGTGAAATCATATGGCAGGAACGACACTTTCGGACGTCATTGTTCCGGAACTCTTCAACCCCTATGTTATCAATCGCACGATGGAGCTGAGCGCACTTTTCCAGAGCGGAATTGTTGCGCACAGCCCGCAGTTTGATGCGCTGGCATCTGAGGCGGCACCAGTACATAACATGCCGTTCTTCGAGGACCTCACGGGCGATTCGGAGGCCGTAATCGAGGGCAAAGACCTCACGGCAAACAAGATCACGAGCAACAAGGATGTCAGCACGACGATCCGTCGCGCAATGATGTGGAGCGCAACGGATCTCTCGGCTGCACTTGCCGGCAAGGACCCGATGGAAGCCATCGGCAGCCTCGTGGCTGGCTTTTGGGCGCGCGATATGCAGAAGGAGCTCGTCAATGAGCTGAAAGGTGTATTCGCATGCGATACGATGGAGAACCACGTCCTCGACGTATCGGGCGGTTCTGGTAAAGCGGCAAACATCTCGGCATCCTCGTTCATCGATGCGCTGCAGCTTCTCGGCGATGCACAGTCCCAGCTGACGGCCGTAGCAATGCACTCGGCCACGAAGTCCTACCTGAAAAAGCAGAACCTCATTGAGACGGAGCGCGATTCAACGGATGTTGAGTTTGATACGTATCAGGGGCGCCGTGTCATTGTAGACGATGGATGCCCGGTTGAAGGCGGCGTCTACACGACGTACCTTTTCGGTGCCGGTGCGGTCGCATACGGAAATGGTTCGCCGGCTGGCTTCGTCGCTACAGAGATTGACCGCGACAAGAAGAAGGGATCTGGCGTCGACTACCTCATCAACCGCCGTACTTTCATCCTGCATCCGCGTGGAGTAGCCTTCAAGAACAAGGTTCGCGCCAATGCAGAGAATGTCACGCGTGAAGAGCTTGCCGACGCAACGAACTGGGCCCGCGTCTACGAGCCGAAGCAGATCCGCATGGTAGCTTTCAAGCACAAAATCGGCTGATTGGCGGTGTAAAAGATGGACAGCGAGACCTATTGGCAGCGGCGCATGGAGGAGCTCGAGCAGCATTGGCATGATAAGGGGGGTCAGACCATTGAGAAAGAGCTGCAAACGCTTTACGAGGATGCGCTCGATGCCATACAGGATGACATCGCTGCCCTCTATGGCCGCTTTGCGAAGGATAATGAGCTGAGTGTAGTGGAAGCCATGCGGCTCCTGCAGGGCAGGGAATACCGGAAGTGGCGCATGAGCATCGATGCGTATGTCGCACAGATTGCGGCAACAGGGGACAAGGAACTCGAGAAAGAGCTGAATGTCCTGGCGATGCGCAGCCGCATCACGCGTCTCGATAAGCTCTATGCCGAGACCCTTGTGGAGATTGCTAAGTTGGACCAGGAGACGCGCGACAAGATTAGCGAGTTCCTGCCGTCGGCTTATCGCGACTTCTACTATCACACTTTGTATGATATCGGCCAGAGGCGTGGCCTCGACGGTGCTGTCAGCCGGGTGGACAGTGAGCAGATTGAGAAGGTACTCCGGACGCCTTGGAGCGGGAAGAACTATTCCGCCCGCATCTGGAAGAACGGTAGGAAGCTCGCCCGGACCATCCGCGATGTGACGGTGCAGGCCGTACATCGAGGCAGCTCTGTACAGGCACTCTCTCAGCAGGTCAGCCAGCGCATGGGCGTCGGCTACAGGCAATCTGTCCGGCTCGTCCGCACGGAACTCAACTACGTCCAGAATCACGCCATCCTAGACGGCATCAAGGAAAGCGGTATGAAGTACTATCGCTTCGTTGCAACGCTTGACCGGCGCACCTCGGCGACTTGCCGTGACCATGACGGGCATATCTATCCCGTCGATGATTACAGCTCTGGCACAACCGCGCCGCCGCTGCATCCGCACTGCCGCTCAACCATAGTCGGCAGTGTCAAGGGCGACGGCAAGCCCAAGGGAATGCGGGCAGCCCGGAATGCAGATGGGAAATATATCCGCGTGCCGGCTGACATGACATACCAGCAATGGTATAATAAATATATACAGCCAAGCATGATTCCATCTGGTAAAGGTAATTGGAAAACCGACGGTGATGATAAAATCATCGTTACGCAAAGGATTCCAGCCTCGTCGCATTATCGTCCTTCGCTGAAGGGGACGCCAAATAGTGTCGTAGAATATACTACAATGCGAGGAACGCAAAGGAATTATGCGTTGTATGATGAAAATGGGTTTATAGCAGTCCAGATAGATTATGGCAATCATGGCAACAGTAAACAGCATCCATATGGTGCTAACGGTGAACATAAGCATCTATGGACGTGGCAAGATGGAAAGCCAAAGAGAAGTAAGCCTCAGGACTTAAGCGCAAAAGAGCAACATGTGTTCAGGGGGTGATTTTATGCCAGTAAAACAGTTTATGGATACTATAGATGTGGCTGATCTTGAGTTTGAATATAAGGGAAAGTGGTATTACATTTGTCCTGTAGATAATGGCTACAGCTGTGGCGAGGCTGGCAAAGATGACACCATTTTTAAAACCAAAGAAGATATTCTCGATAGATTTCTTATAGATGGTATCTCATTCAGAGAAGTACTCCCTGATATTAATTGGTAAACGCATAAAATATCTTAAAGCACCAAGCAAAAGCGAGGTGCTTTTCTTATGCCCATTTTTGAGGAGGTGAGAGTGTGGCAGGTAAATTTATCTCGTCGGACGAAGCTGAGACAGCACTCGTCGAGACAGCGAAGGCACTCCTGCAAGAAGCTGGCACTTGGAACGATGCGCAGTACGGCATCTATGCGGCCAAATTGGTCAGCGATGTGCTGGACTACTGTCATCGGGATGATTTTCCCAAGGCCCTTGTCTACACGTGCGCTGATCTTCTAGCAAAGCGCGTGAACGATTCTGCCGACGATACGAAGGGGCTAAAGTCCATCAAGATGGATGACACGCAGTTCGATTTTGCGCATAGCGACGTCGTGTCTGGCACACAGGCGGATGCCGACTTTGAGACAATCCGACCGAAGCTCAACCTCTACCGTAAGATTGGAGGCTGGAGCTGATGGCAACTTACCAAAGCATGAAGCGGGCGTTGGCTCGGCTGATGTACAAGGACACGATGACGGTCTACCGCGTATCACGTGTGCAGGCGGACGATGGCTCAGACGACTACGAGGAATCTGAAACGCCGGTGCTGAGCGATGTGCCGTGCAAGCTCTCCCAGTACGGCAAAGACCTGCTGATGGCCAAGACCGCGCAGGCTGCTACGGTGCATATCGACCTTCGCGTCTGCTGCGCGCCAGATATCGACATCCGCGAGCAGGATCATCTCATGGTCAAGCATCAAGGGCAGACCTTCAACCTTTTCGCGGGCACGCGCTTTGCCTATCCAACGCACCAGGAAATATCGGTGCGCAGCGTGAGGGAGGCGAAGCAGAATGGGACTTGAGTTCTCCGGCCTTGATGAGCTGATTCAACGGCTCGACGAGGCTGAAAAGAAGTTGCCAGGCGCTAGAGACAAGTTCCTGGCACAGGAAGCTGAGTTTGTCCGCGGTGACGCAGCAGATCTGACACCTGTCGATACAGGCAACCTGTGTGAAGCCTGGAAAAGCTCTACGCCAGAAAACGGGCGCGTCGATGTGTACAACAACACCGAGTATGCGGCTCATGTGGAGTACGGCCATCGGCAGAAAGTCGGTCAGTATGTGCCAGCCATCGGCAAGCGACTGAAAAAGCCTTTTGTAGAGGGCGAGCACATGCTGAGAGATGCCGTACAGCAGAGGCAGGACAGCTTCGCCGAGGACGCTGAGGACATCTTGAAAGGACTGATGCCATGATACCAATGCTAGATATCCGCAAAGCCCTGTCAGACCTCATCAAGGAGAATTTCCCAGGCTGGCTGCTCACCTACAACAACAGTCCTGACGTGGAGCAGGATTACATCTACATCGAGCTGTTGGAGCACCGACGAACGGTGGATCCGGTTTATTATGATCGGGACATTGAGATTGATGTCCATGTCATCCCTCTGCCAGACGTCCGGGGCAATGTCAAGCGGAGCAAACTCTACGACGCCCAGGACACTCTGGAACAAATCATCCTGCCGGTTTTCCGGATTGATGATAGGGCAGTCACGATACAGGAGGCAGACGGCCGCATCGTGGATGAGGTGCTGCATTTCACATTCCATCTGCGCTTTACGGATTACACGGCAAAGCCGAAGAAGCCCGTCATGAAGAGTCTGAACGTCCGTCTTTCCGCAATGGACAAAGAAGTTTTCCACGAAGTCCTGACAAAGGAAGACGTGGAGGAAGATATAAGCGAAGAAGATATGAGATTGGAGGAATAAGATATGGCAAATGAAGCTGAGAAATTCGGCTTGCCGCAGATTATCATCAACTTCCGAACGAAGTCGGTGACGGCGATTGCCCGCAGTGCGCGTGGCATCGGCGTGATGATTTTGAACAACGAGGCGACGAATACCTCGAATTTCTACAAGATTTCGGATAGCACGGACATTCCGGACACGGGCCTCACCGATGAGAATGTCACGCTCATCAAGAAAGCCCTGCTTGGCACGCCGCTGCGTCTGCTGGTCTACACGCTGCCGAAGAAGGACGTGACGGTATCTGATGGCTCGACGTTGCTGAATCAGGCAGACATCCTCAAGAAGGTGGCCAACGTCAAATGGAATTACATCTGCCACCCGACCGGCACGGCACAGGATCAGGAGGACCTCGCTACGTGGGTCAAGGGGAAACGCTCGCTTAAGCACAAGAGCTTCAAAGCCGTCGTCGCACACTTCGATGCAGATGATAAGGGCGTCATCAACTTCACGACGGACGACATCCGCTGCGTCAATCCGGCTTATACGGATGCCGTAACGGCTGCTGGCGGCGATGCGTCCAAAGTCGATACGAAGACGACGCCGGAGTACCTGACGTACACGGCGGCAGAGTACACCGCCCGCATTATGGGCATCCTGGCAGGCCTGGCGCTCGACCGCTCGGCTACTTACTACGAGCTCAGCGAGGTTGTAGACTGCGCTACCTATGATGATATCGACGATAACATCAGCAAGGGCGAACTCTGTCTCTTCGACGAGCAGGACGGCAACGGCGTCAAGATTGCCCGTGCTTGCAATTCGCTCCATACCTTCACGACGGACGCCGGTGAGGATTTCCGCTACATCAAAATCGTCGAGGCCGTCGATATGATCCATGACGATATCCACGACACCTTCCGCAACAGCTACGTCGGCAAGTGCATCAATGACTACAATCACAAGATGCTCTTTATCTCCGCCATCCTGGTGTATTTCCGCGGCCTGAAAGGCAATGTCCTCGATAACTCGGAGACGGCGGTCAATACGGTCGACATCGATGAGGAGGCGCAGAAAGATTACATCACGCTCAAGGGCCTCGACAAGCCGGCTGACCTCACGACTCAGCAGATCCGCGAGTACAATACTGGCACGAAGGTATTCCTCACGGGCCGCATTACGCCGGTCAACGCAATGGAAGATTTGAAAATTGATTTTGATATGTAAAGGAGAGTGAGACAATATGGCAAGAGACAGCGAAGATGTAACGTACCGTGGTCGCAGACGCTGGAACGGCAATCATGGCCGCGTATGGTGGGACGGCCTTCTGCTTTTCGAGATTTCAAAATTCAATGCAAAGGTTACGTCTGACCGTGAGGACGTCATCATCGGCAATTCGAAGGACAGCAAGATTACCTCCCTGACGGGCGAGGGTAGCTTCACAATCAAAAGCGTCATCAACCGCAACATCAATCAGTATCTCGAGGAGTGGAAAGCCGGACACGATCCGCGTGCAACGCTCGTCGGACTCTTGGAGGATCCGGATATGGTGGATGGCCAGAAAGAGCGTTGCTCGATTGACAACGTTTGGTTCAAAGAGCTGTCGTTGATGGACTTCGAGAAGGGCAAGGTCGTCGAGAAGGAGTTCCCGTTTGGATTCACGCCGGAGGATGCTTCCTTCATCGAGACGGTCGATTCATAACCTAGAAGAAATGCAATAATGGAGTGCCTGGCAGTCGGTCTGCCGGGCCATTTTTATAGAAAAGGCTATTTTTATAAAAGGCGTTCTTTCATCTTTATAAAAAAGTCGGATTCTATAAATGCTTTACAGGAGGAAATAGCATGGCTGTAAGTATTGATGAACTCATTCAGAAGAAAGAAGAACTTGCAAACCGCAAGAAGCGTCAGTTTGACCTGCAGACGAGTGCAGGCGTGATGACGGTGAAGCTGCCGACGCGTGCCCTGATTGCTGAGGCAACGGACCTTGAGACGGGCAGTGACGACTATATCCTGATGAATACTATCGTCGCACCGGACCTCACAGACAAGAATCTCCAGAAGGCATATGGCTGTGTCGAGCCGACTGATATCATCGGCAAGATTTTTGACGCGGGCGAGATTGTCCAGATGGTTCGCAAAATCATGGAGCTTGCCGGCTGGCGTCAGGATATCCAGGCAGATCTGCATGAAGAAGTAAAAAACTGATCGAAGAGGACTGGGAAGCGCGTACCGCCGCGTACCTGGTCCTCCGAGGCCATCCTATCAGCTACTTTTTCCATCTCTCCACGCTTGAGAAGATATTCTGCTATCAGGCGATGGAACGGGAAGAGAAGAAGGAACTGGAGAAACTCAAGATACTTGCAGCAGGAAGGGGGCTGAAACTGGTATGAGTGATTATATCCTGTCTGCAACACTGGAACTCAAGGACAAGCTGACGAGCAAGCTCAGCGACTCAAAGAAAGCACTGGAAGGCGTCAAGGCGTCGGCCAGTGGTGTATCCGGTGCACTTGATACAGTGCAGGCGTCTATGGATAAGACAGGCCAGTCAGCAGCCAAGGCAACCTCTGGAGCAGAAAAGCTCAAGAGCAGCCTGCAGGGCGTCAAAGGCAACTACTCCGCGACGCTCTCGGTCAAAGACACAGCATCGCCTGGACTCAACAGGGTCAAGGGTGGCCTGCAGGGTATCAAGGGCGACTACTCGGCTACGCTCTCCATCAAGGATATGGCGTCATCTGGCCTCAGTAAAGTTAAGAGCAGTCTGCAGAGTGTCAAAGGCAGGACCGCCGCGGCATCTGTCCATCTGCGCGACGAAGCATCTGCTGGCATCACGCATATTAAGGAAGAGCTGACGAGTCTGACCGGCAAAGCTTACACAGCGATGGTCAACGTCAAGCAAAACACTGGTGGCATCGCAGGGCTCACGGAGAAAGCTGGCAACGCTGTTTCCGGCGTAGCCAGCGGCATGCTCATGAACACGTCCATGCAGATGGCGGGTGCCGCAGGTATCGGTTTTGGTATCTATGACGCAATCAAGAGCTATGCGGATTTTGAGAAAGAGATGAGTGCCGTCAAGGCCATTTCTGGCGCAACGGGGGCCGAGTTTGATATGCTCACCGAGAAAGCGCGTCAGATGGGTGCCGACACGAAGTTCTCTGCAACAGAATCTGCTCAGGCATTTGAGTATATGGCAATGGCCGGCTGGAAGACCGACGACATGATGAACGGTATCGAGGGCGTTATGAACCTCGCAGCCGCATCCGGTGAGGATCTTGGCCGTGTCTCGGATATCGTGACCGACGCCTTGACCGCTTTCGGTTTGAAGGCCAGCGACTCGGCTCACTTTGCCGACGTCCTCGCTGCTGCAGCTACAAGTTCAAACACGAATGTCGGCATGATGGGTGAGACATTCAAATACGTCGCTCCGCTTGCCGGTGCTCTGAAATATGATGTTGAGGACGTAGCAACGGCGATCGGTGTCATGGCCAACTCCGGTGTCAAGGCATCGGAGGCAGGTACGTCGTTGCGCTCCATCTTCACGCGCCTCGCCAAACCGCCGAAAGATGCTGCAAAAGCGCTGGATGCTCTGGGTATCTCCATCAAGAATGACGATGGTACAATAAAGCCATTCATGCAGACGATGGAAGAAATGCGAGATAAATTCTCGGGCCTGACAGACGATCAGAAAGTCCAGTATGCTGCAAGTATCGCCGGCCAGGAGGCTATGAGCGGCTTGCTTGCTATCATGAATGCATCTGAGGGTGATTTCGAGAAGGTCGCAAATGCGATTGACCACGCAAACGGATCGGCCGAAAAGATGGCAAAGACACGTATGGACAACCTTGCAGGTGATATCGAGTTGGTCGGCGGAGCGTGGGATCAGTTCATCCAGACCATCATGAAGGGCGGCACAGCGAGCGGCCTGCGCAGTATCGTGCAGGAAATCGGCTCTATCATGGACCTCTTGAATGACCGCATTAAGGATGGTCTCGATTTTGGCGATGTCTTTGCCATAGCTGGTAAGGGTATCACCGACCTCAAGAACAAGTTCCTCCAGTTTGACGGTGTCGGCTCTATTCTTGCTGGCGGTGCGCTGGCCGCAGGGCTCTACAAGATTATTGGCTTGACAAAAAGAGCCTCTAGTGTAGAACCTCTCTCATATATACACTACCTGACCTTTTCTGGTATAATAGGCATATAGACATAGTTACCAGCATGGAGGTGTTGTATCATGAGTGGACACAGCCGTAAGTACAAGATCATGTTGACGAACGAGGAGCGCAATCAGCTGAAAGAGGTCTTGCGCTCAAACAAGACGTGCAACACCATCAAGAAACGCTGCCAGATCTTGCTGGCACTGGACTGCAATACGAATCCCGACACCACGTATCGCAACTGTGCGTATTACCTTGGTGTGTCGTTAAAGATGGTCTGCAATATCGTCAAGCTTTACTGCGAGAGCGGGCTTCAGCGCACGC